CTTGTCGTTGCACCTTCAGGTGCTTTCATAGGAAAGCTAAATACTGTCGTGCTGTCAGGCTTCATAACATCAGGTTCGTTAGGAATACCACTGTCAATCATAAACTGTGTCAGTGGGTCTTTGTTATCACCACGTACAGTACGAATATAGTATGCACTGTGTCTAGCATGAATACCACTTGCACTGTCCACAAGCTGTGATACAGTTCCACTTGGTTTGACACAGGTAATAGCAGTAGATTGATTAATGCCTAACATCTCTGAATATTTTTTATTTACTTCAATGGCTTTTTCTTTTAGTTTAGTAAGGATGCCACCAACTCTTAAACCATCAAATACCTGTTGACCATCTTCAAAGAACACAGTGTTATAATCATTAAATAATTTATTGTCCATAATACCTGTTAATGATACACCAAGTAATCTTTCTTCTTCTGTATTCTTTTTCCATATTGACCGTAAGTATTTGAAGTCAGTAAGAGTTGCCTGAAACGTGCCAAGTATTGTAGCCATCTCTACTTTCTCTAGCAAAGTCTCCTCTGTGTCTTCTGCTCTTATAACTACTTCAGATAAATTACAGAACTGATATGGTCTAAGTATAATCTCACTACATGGGTTACAACCAAAAGCATAGTTAGTATCTCTTCTACCGTTTTTACCTGCTTGTTCGACAGCAGATTTACGATTAAAGATACCACGTTCACCTGATTTACTTTCAACAAGAGACAACCACTCACGCATAAATGTTTCCATACTAATCTTACCTTTGTATGCTACACTGTTATTAGCCAATGCTCTTTGTCCTTCATTCTCCCACCATTGACCTGACTTAGCATATCTCATTTGGTCATCACCTAAATTAGATAAACTGATAAGTGCTGAACGTCTTACACCACCAACAACCACAACCTCACCAATCTTACACATTATATCATGGCATTCTATAGGATACAGCTTTCTACCTGCAGATTGCTGAAATGTTTTAATGCAGAATCTATATAAATCTACAAGTGGTTCAGGACCTGATGCACGACCACCAAATGTTTTTAGTCTTGCTCCTGCAGGTCTTACATCTGTAACATCAAGTGTAGGAATCTGTCCAACATATAACATAGCAATCAGTTCACGTAATGCTCTTGCCCAACCTGAACGAGAGTCACCTACTTTAATTACAGTTGTACTTTTTTCAAAATGTTCATTTACAATAGGAAGTTTGTCTACATTCTCTCTTTCAACAGAGAAACCAACACCTGTTCCACACATAAGAATATACATGCACTCATCAAATGCACGAGGGTTGTCAACAGGTAAATAGGAACAGTTATATCCTGCAACATGACATTTATCAAGTGCCTTTCCTGCAGTCATTAATGCTCTCATGCTTGGCATAACATCTAAATTAGTAATGTGATGAAACAATCTATCTTGTAACTCATAGTAAACTTTCTCATCAAAGTTATATTTATTTACTAGATGTTCCTGCATGTAATTTAAATATCTATCTACAGTTTCAGTCCATTCTTCTCGTCTGTTCTCTTCAGAAATCCATCTAGCATAACGAGACAATGCTATAAAATTTTGATAATCTGTTGGTAGTTGTGTTCCTATGTTGTTCATTTATGTATCCTCCTGTGTTACTCTAATGTTTTTTATTTCTATACCATTTATGTCGTGTATAACTTCTTGTACTAATTCTTCAAACTCTTCTGTGACAACACCATCCGAAGGAACAGCATATTCATCAGGGTCTAAACTTAATGTGGCAAATATTTTAACTCTTATTTTCATCTGTAATCTCTATTAATTTATTTAAATACCACTTTGCTTTTTTCAAGTCTTCTACACCATTTTTATATCTATATCTCCATAAATATTTAATTATATTACCCTGTAGATAATATTGAAAGCCTTTATCTGTTGCAGCTTCAATAGCATCAATACATTCTATACCACGTTGATTATAATGTGGTGGGTGATTTACCATATCATTACTGAGTGACTCTCCTTTTTCAAAGTCTATCAATTCTTTTACTGTAGCATTCATTACGCATTCCCTTTCGTTTTAGTTTTAAAGTCTATTCTTATAACATTATCTTCTGTAGTATGCAAGTATTTTTTGTTGGGTGGTAATGTTTTATTATTATCTATAAATTGTTCTTCTAAATCTTTTATAGTATCATTTGAAACAGTAAAGTCTTCTAGATGCATACGAAAATCTTCATCAATGTTGCTCAATAAAATTGAGTTACACATAAGTTTACATATACCATACAAAGCCTTTTGGTCTTCTACATTTAAAGTGCTAGTATTATTATGCATTATAGTTGTATACAATGCTCCTGTCCACGATTTGCCATCTTCTGTTGTTTCAGGACTTATAACTATCGTAAAGTCTTCTGTTCTTAAATTATCCATGCATCATCTCCTTTTTATTTTTTTATTTGGAAAAGATATAAACTTACCATACTTGGTTTTTTTCTTCTTCTCTTTTAACCAATCTTCAGGTATTATTCTATCGTAATATCTGAAATCATATTTTATACACCATTCTGCATATGAAGACTTTGCACCTTTTCTTAACTTTGTTTTACTGTTTGTAAAAACAAATCGTATGTCTAAATCAGGATGTTGTCTCTTAATACATAAATGTTTACGTCTATCAGCAACTGTAAATCTCCCTTTCGTTTCTATTATTATTCCATTATTCAAAACAAAATCAGGGGTATAGGTACGATAAGAAAGGTCTTCCCACTCAATCTTAATCTTTTCGTATAGAAATTTTACTTTATGTTCTTTAAGATATGTTGCAACAATATCTTCCAAACCACTCCTATACCCATTCTTACGTGCTATCTGTCTAGCACTATATGCAGACATTACAACCAATAACGAACTGTAGAACCATAATCATAGCCTAGTGCTTTCATCTCATCACGCACTAATTTTTCAGCTTCTTTTTTCTGCTCTAGTGCATGACGTAAGCCCTCAGTCCTACGTTCACGATACTCCTTCTTCATCTCAAGAAGTTCTTTTTCCTTCTCTCTAATTAGTTCTGCCATTTCATCTACTTTTAAATCTGTCATATTTTATCTCTCCATATTTTCTTTGCTTCTCTTTTTAATTTATCATTCCAAGTCCAAGAATCTAGATTTGGATATACTAAAGAAGCTAACTCATGTTTATCTTCACTTATAGATAAAAACTTCTGTATACTAAAAGCTACGTTTTTAAGTTGCTCTTTGTATGCAGATAAATTTTTAAGTGTAAACTTTTTATAATCTTTTGGTGTTGCAAAAAATAAGTCTACACTATTGTTTGGATAAGCCATAGAATAAAGTGCCATCTGCCTTTTCTGTGCTTCTGTAGGTTTAGATGGCATTCTAGTTGTTGTTTTTAAATCAACTATCTTGTCTTTAAACCTAAAGTCTATGTAGCCAATAACAGGGATAGGCATATCATCAAACTGCACTTCGACTTTTTCTTGATACTGTTCTAAGTTTTTATACTTAAAATTTTCATCAAGTATTTCACCAAAGCCTTTTAATAATTTTTTCTCTTTCTCTACCTTGTCATCTTTTAAACTAAGCATAAACTCTGAACACATAGTAGTAAACTGTATGTCGAGTAGTTTAAAATCAAACTTACCTGTTTCATACTTATTGGCTAACACAGATTCCTGCACTATACCTCTGACTGCTCCTGCACCACCACCTGACTTGACACCAAACAAGTATCTAGCTACCCACATAGGCATGTCGCTTATGTAGGTATTCATACTGCTAGGTGACAAGTAGTTGATGTTGTGTGCCTGAAAAGGATTATTTCTTATCATTGCCATCTAAATCTACGTCTATAAAGTCGTCAACAATATCTTTGTCCTCATCAGATATGTCTTGTGGTTGAGCAAGTTTATCCCACTCGCTTACAACCCAACCATTGTAATTACTTACAAACTCTTGAAACTGTGTAAATAATACTTGGTCGTCATCTGTAATATTAGCATTACGAGTAACGTCAAGACTTGCTACAGGAACATAAAAGCTATTACCACTAGGAATCTTTTGTTCTTCTGTAGCTACACTTATGTAGTGATTTATTGGTATCTTCTTGATTTTAGCAAGAGTTGATATTGGAACACCCATATTTTTAAATGCTGTAGCATTATGCATTTCCCAAATAAAAGGTGTCTCTTGTGACTCAACTTCTTCGTGTGATGAGTCAACTACCTTACCAATAAATTTTACCTTACCAAAGATACCTCTAACTCTTTTTACAGATTTAATTATATCTTTAGTAGTATCAGGAAGACTGTTCCAATCTTTTTGGAAACCTTGTGGTCTACCTAAATTAAATGTACCCATTGTATCTTTTAGGTCAATATTAAGATTATCAGAGAATACTGTTTTCTCATACTTGTTTGCAAACGGTATCCATTTTTTATACATAAATCTCTGCATAAAAATTCTAATCTCTATATTCTTACCATAAAAAACATTTTCGTTTTCAGGTAAGGATAACTCAAAGTGTCCTGCTTCCATCACTTCTTCTTGCATCTTCTTACCATTGACTTTTGTTTGTTTGGTAATTGGTTGATTGACAATACGTAATCTTGGTAGCTTTACTGATGTAGAACCACCACCCTCTTTATCAAGAGATACACCCATAGCCTTTGCCATGACTGCATAGTTGTCATTGTCTATACTTTTAATTGATATTTCATTCATAATATATTTTCTCCTTTGTTAAATGGTTCGTAGTTATATCATATAACTTCTTGCATGTCAAGCCAATTATTTCCTAATTTAGCTTCTAAAACTAATGGTACATTTAATGTAATGTCAAAGTTGTTATTTATCAAGTCTGTCATACTATTATTTGTCTCCTTTATTATGTTTAATACGTCATCTATCTCTTCAGGATGTACGTCAACTACTATTGAATCGTGTACTGTATTTACCACACATGACCTATAGTTGTCAAGTCTTTTATCTATGTCCATTAAAATTAATGGTACAATATCGGCTGTCGCAAACGACTGCACAGGAAAGTTCTTAATCTGTGTAAAGTATGTAACCTTACCATTTGGAAGTCTTTTTACTTTTGGAAATGCAAACTCTCTTCCTGACGGTGTTGATATTTTACCTGTGCTTACAGCTTCTTTAGCCAATTCGGTGTGCCATAATGCGATTCCTTCGTACTTTTCTGTAAACTGTTTGTAGTATTTTGCTTCTGCATTTGTTCTTCCAAACCCTGTTGCTCCGTAGAGTGGTGCAAACGTATGTGCTTTTGCTTCCTGCCTACTAATTTTTTGACCACCATCAGTAATAATTTTAGCAGTGTAACTATGTACGTCAAAGCCATCTTCTATCTCCTTCATTGCTACTTTATCCTGTGACAAATATGCAGCAGTTCTAAACTCTAATTGTGCAAAGTCTGCTTCCATAATCTTGCCACCTTCCCATCTAGATACAAATACTTTCTTTACAGGAAATGTACCACCTCTAGGCATATTCTGCATATTAGGGTCTGCTCCACTAAATCTACCTGTTGCAGTTCTATGTTGTAGTAATCTAACATGCAACTTGCCATCTGACTTAATATGTGTCTGTATGCCCTCTACAAAAGAAGACAGATATGTTTCTAAAGCAGACAACCTTTTTAAGTCACCTAAAAAGTCTACAGTATCTGACATATTGTTTTGTCTAGCAATATTTTGAACCATATCTAAATTACTTTTACTTACACCAAAACCGTTTGCTGTGACCCATTTTGCTGTGGGTGGTGAGAAACGTAGACCTGCAACTTTGTTTGTTGGTATGAAAAGATAGCCTTGTGTATTACAATGTGTACATTTAGTTTCTCTTGCAAATGGTGTGCCATCTCTTTTTGTCTTTCTAATCTTACCATACCCATGACACATTGGACATTTTTTAGCTACAGTTTTATAAACTATACTAGAGTTTTCTTTTACTGTTTTCTTAAACTCATCTCTCTCCATGTAAGGTGTAAAGTTATTTGCCCACATAGGCTTGTCAAGTGGCTTTCTACTAAATATTACCCACGACATCTGTTCAGGACTATTTAAATTGATAGGCATATCACCCATAAGTGTTCTTACTTTATCCTGTAACTTTTTAGTTATCATATTCTTCTCTTGTAAAAACTCATCTTTAACTTTATCTAATGCTTCTACATCAACTGAAAAACCTCTCTGATATATTCTAGCAAGTGTAATAGATATTTTATTTGTAAACTCTATAGTTTTTTGTATACCATTATTTGATTTACCTATTGAATCAATCTGCTTATCATATAACTGTTTAGTTGCCCATACATCAGCAGATAGATAGTGTGATAGTTCTGCATGTGGTATCTCATCTACATTATAACCTTTGCTAAAATAATCTTTTAATGTATTTTCTTTTTGTGTATCTAGTCTATGTCTCATTGCACATGCTTGAAGTGTAAGTGGTTCTTTGATACCTCTCTGTAAAATATATTCAGCTAACATAGTATCGTATACATTACCATTATATTCAAAACCACACTCCCATAACCAAAGTAATTCATGTACAACATTGTGACAAACTAAAAGTGTTGTTTTATTTAATATACTTTGTATCTCTGCATGATAAGAAACATTTACGTCATCTGTTCTGTATAAATACTCTCGACCATTTACAATAAAGCCAACCATTACAAGTTTATTGTCAGGTTCAAATGGGTCAAGATGTGTCTTACCATCTCTCTTCGTGACATTGTTTTCTACATCTAAAATTGTTATCATACTAACTCCTAATCTCTATGTCCATAAGTTTCTACATCATCACCCATAACATGTTTACATCCATTAGGTGCTTCATCACAGTTTGGATAACTGTAACAGGCTATGTGTGGGTCAACATATTTAATTTTTAAAACTTTATATTTAATAAAATCTGTTATAAGCATTGTAGGTCTTTTAAACCAATACATATATGTAAACTCCCAATATCCCCAATTTTCATCTAACCAAACACCATGCTCATTAATTTTACATAATCCACTTTCTGATTTAATACTTCTAATATTGTCTTTATACTCAACATAATAAAACCACATTCCTAAAATTATATCTTCTATTTTAGTTTTTTTTCTATCACTTTCATAATATTCCCAAAACATATCTTCACGATACTCACTAAAATATTTTCTATGATAAGAAAAGTCATATAGTTTATTTATTTTTTTTACATGTTTATAATACCAAATTAAATTTTTCATGATTCATACCTTGCTGTTTTATAATCAAATTGACTATGCACTATACCATGCCATCCTGTCAACTTATTTTTTACTAAATTTAAATGTCGCATAGAATCCTCTTCATCCTGTCCTTCAACAGGTGGGTTCTTTGCAATCAATATCATCAGGTCAGCTTCTGCAGCTTTTCCTGTCCTAGACCCTTCCATCATAGCTTGATTTAATACAACCTTATTCTCTGCTTCTGCAGACAGTTGAGACATATAAAAGATTGCACAGTTATACATCTTGGCAATCTGTCTTGCATGTATAGCATTTGCTTTCAATGCTTCATCTAATCTAGCAAAGCCACCTGTTTTAGCAAACTTATCACCCATATCTAATACAACTATGTCAGGTTCTATGGCTTTGCATACTGACTCTACCCATGCCATGTCTTTACCTGTTGCATCCTTAATCAATAAATTTTCTTTTATTGGTGCAAATAAATCTCTAGCCTTACTAGGGTTTTCTTTTATCTCCCACTTATCCATACCTGTTGCAGATGTAAGATACCTCATACCAACTCTATGACTACCTTCTTCGTTACACAGTATCATACATTTAGCACCTTGTCTTGCAAATCCATTGACTCCTGCAATAAGACTTGCATGAAAAGATGTCTTACCTGTATTAGGTCTTGCACCAACTTCAATAAGATGTCCTGCATTGATGCCACCAATCTTACGAGCAAGTGACTCAATATTAAATGTCCATCTTGCTTCAAGGTCATTCATTGATAATAATGTATCGACATCTATGTCATCCCATGTGACATTGATGTTAGGTATAAGGTTCTCAGAATAAGTCTCAAGTACATTTCTAATGGGTTCAAGTGTGGAAAGACTACCATTAACATAGTCAAAGCCAATGTTAGCAATATCTTCCCCAACAACTTGCTGAAATAGTTTAGATAATACCTCTTGTGCAACATCTTCTCCCATTGTTTGCTCTTTCTTAATCTGATTAAACAGACCTTCAAATGCATTCTTCTGTGCAGTTGTCATAGATGGGTTTCCTGATACAAACAGAGCATGTATCTCATCAGGTGTAACTGACCTTTCATACTTTTGCATAGCAACATCTAATGCTTGTTTTATCTTACGAACATCTTTGCTAAACAATCTGTCAGGACACTTTGCTCCTCTGTGATTATCATAAAAATCTTTCTCCATTAAACTACGTATAAGTGCTAATTCCATGTTGGTTCTCCTTTTGGGGTTAATAGGTTTAAGTTTATTAAGTCTTCTTCTTTACGATATTTTAAGTCATCTGTCAATCGTAAAACTTTTACTGTGTTTACATGCCCTCGTAATTCTTTTGCAAACTGCATAGTCTTGGGTAGGGCATCAGGGTCTAGTGCTATTATTGTTGTCGAGAATTGTGAGAGATACCGTTTGTGAATATCAGTAAGTGTCGTACCCAACACAGCTACCCCAACGTATACTTCACTTCCAATACATAAGGCACTCAAACAATCCTCAACAACGACTGCCACACTACCACATCCAAAGGTAAATGGCAACCCACTACTACCATATTTTCTCCACTTTGGCAATCTCTTACCTAGTGACCTTCCTATGGCATCTACTGTCTTGCCGTTCTGATGTATAGGAAACACAACTCTGTTTTCTTTTACATCATGGAAGAACTCAACAGTATTACTATCTATATTCCTATCATAAAACCATTTAAGAATATAGTTATCATTAGACTGTACAACATATTCAGGTAAGACAAACTCATTGTCTTTTTTAAAATCCTGTACAGACTTTATCTCATCTACAGACATCCTCTTTCTTGTAGTTCCCTTAATATTACAGGATGCCTTGTAACAATTCCAAACGAGTGAACCCATGTTATTCGTAATCGTAAATGTATTATACCCACCACATGTAGGACAGTTCATTCTCTTTGTTTCTCCTACAGTAATATGTATATCATTAATAATATCATGTATATTATATATCATTTATATGTTCCTTTTGTTTGGCATTTGAATGCTTTTACCATGAATTTTAGTGGTTGTCAACATATTTTTTTCTTTCTTTTAGTGCAGAGTTAGCACTAGCATATGTATTTTTCATGTATGGCTTAACACTATTAGGGTTAGCATGACCTGTGACAGACATAATCTGACCCATAGGTACACCTGCTTCAACCATCTCTGTCGTTCCTGTACGTCTAAAGTCCATTAACCATAGGTTATCAGGTAGTTCTGCCTTTCTCATTATACGTTTAGCCACCTGTGATATACGTTCTATGTTGTATGGCACATATTCACCACTTCTATCTCTTGTGTATGGTGCTACATACTTCTGAAAGCCAAAATCTTTCTCCTGTTCCACCAACATGTCAAGTAAATCTTCTTCAATAGGTAAACAAACTATAGAACGTCTTTTAGACTGTTGCAAATTTAACACACCTTTAT